ATATAGCGCGTTGTTCAGCCATCTAACTCAACTCCCATCCATACTGGATAATTAGGGTCTCCGCCTATAAACATAACCCATACTTTTTGACCAACTCTAGGTACAAGTCTATGGGGTGTATGCTCAGGAGTCTGGTTTGTCTCTTGGTCATCATTCCATTTTTCGTCTTTATCCTCGGCAGTTTCGTGCTCATGGTCAAGGCTAAGGCTGTTACCTGTGTGGTTATTAGTATGAGTTAAAGTCTGGGTAGCGCTGAAGGTATGAGTGTGGGAACCAAAGGTGCTTACCGTTGCTCCACCTGTAGTACCTGATACCGAAACTGAGTGGTCTCCATGAGCATTAAGCAGGGCAGCTACCTCAGCCGCCAAGTGCTTTTTATGGTCAGGGTGGTTAGAGTTAGCAATTACTGGAAGGCATGGTCTAGCCCACTCAGTAATCTCCTGCCCCATAACCTGGGGAACTTGAAGCTTGATACGGCTATCGTTTTCTGGGTCGTCAACGTCAGCGCAGATACCTTGATAGATACCGTAGAACTTTAACTCATCCATTAATTAGCTTTCTTTTGCAATCTTGTAGTAATCGTTTGAGGTCTTCTTTTCTCTACAAACGTCACCTTTTTAACAGGTGCTGTTGTTTTCCATAAAGAAGGGGCTCTAACACCAGCCACTGGTTTTGCTCTGTTTCCTATCTTACCAAAGCTTACCGTATTACGTTTATTTGATACAACGTTATTTTTTATTATTTTAGACTTTGGAACCACTTTAGTTTGTTTAATTCCAGGGTCAATTTTTCTTATCTTAGTTGATGGTGGCACTGATACCAAAGACCCGCCAAAACTTACAGCTTTACCTAAAGAGTCTGTACCTAGAGATAACTCAGTTACATAAGAAAATACGTTAGTTTCTGTTTCAATGAACTTATGCTGAGTACTAAGGATTACCCAGTAACCGCTGTAAGTAGAGCCAATGCCTTCTAGGTATACAGGCATGTTAGGTCGTAGGTCTGGTTCTCCAAGAGCAATAGCAGAAGCTCTATATGGAAAAGAGGCACGTAGGTCTGCCGCTTCGGCTTCATACGCAGCTATCTCAGCATTAGGAGCAACAATTGCTGTATTAAAACGGTCAAACATTTCAAATTGAGTTATAGCTTTTGTTTTAGCAGGTCGCTTTTGTTTAGTAATAGATATTGGAGACTTTGCTAGTCTGTCCACTCCCTGCACTGCATGAGCAGCCTTCATGTCGTCCCCATCAAATGATATTGACTCACTAATAATGGGTTTGAAGCTGTACAGGTTAGACCCATCAGTGCTGCTTTCGTCTCTCATTACAAGTGTAGAAGCTTCACTTCTATAGTTTTTAAAGTCTTCCATCATAGGTTCAAAGTAAATCTCTGTGTTTTGGGTTCTAATTGTGTAACCAATTTGTTTAGCTAGTCGTACCAACATCTGCCAATCGGTACTTCCAGTGTGTGAAATTTGTTCAAAAACACGTGGGTGAGGCACCCCGTAATAAGTAAGCCCGTGCTTTGAAGCAAGGTCTCTAACCACCTGGTCAGCTGTGTGGTCCCTATAAACTTTTTGAGAAGCTTGCTTTAAAGGAAAAGAACCACCAATTAAAACAACTTCTGTAAATGCAGTTCCAGGAGTTCTATTAGGTTCAATGTGATGAATGTACCCGTAAAAATTTCTTCTAGAGGTTGCTCCCTTAATGCTAACAGATACGGGTGACCCTGGTTTTACAACGTCGTAGTCAACATCCCAATCTCTAAACATGATGCTCATCATTTCATGCTCATAGTTTTTTTGATACAAAGTAGCGCTGTATACTCTTTTAGGAAAATCTACAGAGTCTTCAAAGTTAACTGAGATATAACTAAACACTAGGAATCCTAAGTATTGTTCCAGTTGGAATGTTTGTAAAGTCTTTTATCTCTGGATTAAACTCAGCAATTACCCACCAAAACGATGGAGTTTTGTAGTACTTATAAGCTAGGGTATCTAACCTTTCACCGTCCAAATAATAATGTGAAGCGTATGTAACTACGCCTAAGTCAGTCATTGTGTAAAAAACAGTTGGGTTCTCATCCCCGTTTTCTTTTGTTGAAAAGAAATCAATAAGAGAGTACTCGTACCTAGAACCTGAATAAATAGTCACAACGCCTCCTAGATAATTGTAGAACCAGCAAAACAGTCAACACTAAAGCTAACTGAGGTACGGATAGGAATCATTTCTTCTGTAAACATCGTATGGCTAATAGACAGGTTTGTAATCCAACCAACATAAGAAAGCGCTGTCTTTGCGTTTTCTCCAAATCTAAAAGCTAATAAAGTTGGAGACAAGAATCCAATATCCGCGGTCTCTTTACCTAAAAGAGTTTTCCACGAACCCGCGTTTGTACCTGTTCCATTAATACATTTAAATAGGTATTCTAAATCAGCCATAGTTCCATATGTATGTAGGTCATAAAGCTTTTTAACCTTAGACTCTGTTGCTGAACCTTCAACATCTAATCCGTATTTATACTGTTTTAATAGTTCTTTGCTGTAAGTTGGGTAAGCAACTCTAGAGCCTTTTTCAGCTCCACCATTAGCAGCACGATTAAACAACGCAAAATCATTAACTCTATCTAAAATAATAGTAAAAGATAAAGACTCTTGTCCAGGAAACGCTCCAGCCACACCGCGTAAACGGTCAGCATTAGATGGAGTTACATCCATGTTTCGAGCAACAGATACTTGAATCTGGTCTGGATTCCATAAGAATTGAAAACCATATTTACCGTATGCATTTTCAGGAATCTTGTCTTTATCTTTTGAGCCAAGTTTAGCGACTTTATCTTCGGAGTATTTCTCCTCAACAGCGTCGCCAGCATTCTGCACGTTACCAGAACTGTCCACACTAGATACGCCTGCACCAGTGTCGTAAAACCAAATAGCTCCTCTGCGGTATCTATGCATGCTAGCTAAGTCTTGACTAAAAACGGTTTCGTAACCAACTACCTCTACAGCTCTTACTGGAAGGCTTGCAGCGCAAGGCGGTAAGTTCCAATTAGTATCTAGGTCAGGACGAGACTTGCGATTTCTCGCAGTTATAGTTGAGCCTCTTGTATTTTTGTTTTTTGGTGGGTCCTGTTTTATTTTAGTTACAGGGTCTTTTATGGTTGTGTTTCCTCTAGGTTGCGCAGGCCCAGCTGGGGACGGGTTAGTGTTAATACCAGGGTTTTGACCAAAGCGTTGGTAGCCTCTACCAACGCTTGCACCAACATTAGGTGGCTTTGGTGCTACAGCAGAAGTTTTTTTATTTGGAGTCGGTCTTTTAAATAGTCCAGCCATTAGAATTTAGCCGCCTTTGAAATAGTATCTTGACTTGATAAAGCTGCCTTCAGAGCTGCAGCAGTATCGTTAGGGTTAGTACTTCCATCAATCTTAATTTGAACTCCCCCATAGTTATAGGTGTGACCAGTAGACGCGCTTGAGCTCTTATTGAACTCTCCCATATTTTTTGTTAAATCAGCTAGCAAAGTTTTTGTACTTTCTTTTTCTCTTTCCATCAAAGAGCGCAAAGTTACTCTTCCGCTGCTTTCGCTGTTTCCGTTATTAAACACTGTTGAGCTACTACCAGGTTTAAAGTCAACATCATACTTAGAGCTAGAGCCTGCAAACTTGTAGTTACTATTTTTTCCTTCTCCATGTACCCAAGCAGATTTATTTACTGCAGCAAGGATTGCATCTTTATCGGCACCCTTGCGAAGTGCTTCAACAATTGCAGAGTAACCACGTTCATCTGCCCTGTTTCCTGTAAGAGTTTTTACAGCAGCGTCAATACCTTGGTCCCAGTTTTGATATCTTTGAACAAGTTTATTCTTCTCGCTCATAGGGCCAGAGCCTGGGAGTTTCAAACTTGTATTTAATGGATTAAATCTAGCTCCGTGGTTTCCGTTGTTTGAAAAGTGTCCACCCTCAAATCTAGCCCAGGTCTTTAGAGCATCAATAGAGTCTTGTTTTTCTGGGGCACCCAAAGCTCTTAGCATTGCTTTAGCCCAATCTTCTGGGCTAGATTTATCCCCTAGTCCATATCCCCCAGCTTTTACGCCACCGCCACCAGCACGGAACGGGTAGTTTGCTAGCTCGTGGTTAGGAACAATCTTTCCGTCAGTCTTAGGAACAAAGAGCTCAGGTCCACGCTCACCTACAATGTACGGAGACTTTCCTGCTACGGGTCCACCCTCGGCTTTAAACAATCCTCCAAGAGCACTGACAACTCCAGCTGGGCCAGCAAATGCAAAGTTTCCAGCACTTGCAATAGTGTCTGCAAATCCTTTAAAGAGCCCGCTTAGCTTTAGTACTCCAGTAATTCTATCAAAAAGATTTACAATTCCAGTTATAGTTTTAATAACATTGTTAGCTTGAGTAAACCCAGCAGCGTTAGCATCAGCTGTTTGACCAAGCGTTTTAGATGCTTCTGCAGTTCTATTAGACAAAGATGATACAGCGGCAGTAGTAGCACCAGCTTGTTCAGCTGCTCGTTTACCTTCCGCACCGCTCTTGATGGCTCCGCCACCAGTACGAGCTTTAAAGATAAGACCATCCTCTACTTGCTTACGAAGTAGTGGGTCATTGCCAAAGTACTGGTCAAGCATAGAAGCAAGAGCATTACCAGGCTGTAAAGAGATACGAACATCTTCTACGCTAAGGGCAGCTCCACCAATTTTTTCACGGTTAAGCTTGCGCCAAATCTCATCAATGATTTGTGGCATAGGTTTCATAGAACCATCTTCACCACGAATCTTGATACCAATACCGCGAAGCATGTTAACGTTACGCGCTTGCTGCATAGCTCCGTAGGCACGTGTGGAACCTTCAAGTCCAATACCAGGAGTAAGGTTAGACATAGCAGCATTGCCCATCATCATCTGTTGCATGTTAGGTCCAGACAAACCGTACTGAGCTGCTGTAGCGTAAGCATTAACCGCATCAAATTTATTAGTTGCAGTTCCACCAGCCATCAGTTGCTCTGCAGCAATACGTGCGCCAGCTCTTCCTGGGTCACCCTTACCTATACCAAGGCGACTAAAGATACTTCCACTACCAGCAGTTGCGTTAGGAGCTTGCTGGTAAAAAACCATACGACTAAGAGCAAGCTGATAATCAACAGACTCTTTTGTACCAGGCATTGCCTGCATACCACCAAGTGCTCCCGCAGCCATGGCAGCTCGATAATCACCCCCGCCACCCGAAGGTGTTCTTCCAGTTGGTGGTGGCGCTGCATAGGTTGGATTAACGTAAGGTTGTAAAGCATTCTGCTGAAAAACTAGGCCTGTATTACCGCTTGTTGTTCCCTGGTAATTAACAACACCGTCAGCGTCAACGCTAAATTTTGGGTATGGCGCTACTTGGTTAGTAGCTCCCCCAGCAGTTGAACCGAATTTAGAGGTGGCTCCGCCTAAGGTGTTTACCCATCCGCTAGTGTCTTGTTTAAGACCCTGCATCTGTTGTCTTAACTGGGATATACCTGATGCAATATCAGAGATAACCGAGCCAGCTTTACCGCTTGGTAAATTAAGCAACTGCCTTACCTCCTAACCGTTCTCTTAGAGCGCTCCATCCAGTTAGCTCTTTCTCTAACTGATAGTGCACGTATGTCTGAAAGTGTCCAACCCGTAAAAGTTCTTGTGAGAACTTCAAACTGGTCTAACAGTTCTTCGTAATCAGCTTCGCTATAGACGAAACAAATCTAACAAGGACAGTGGTAGGAAGATTTCTTCTCCACATGCCTTACAAGCCTTGGTCACCTCCCCAAGGCGAGGGCCTGGGTTGCGCTTAAGGATTTCATCTACAATTCTGTTTCTGTCAGCCATGCCTAAAGACAAAGCTGTTCCTGAACCTACTGATGGGTATCCGTCTAGTGAAACAATGCATCCAGATAGTAGTAAGGTATTAAGCTCAGCTGGAGTCTTGTCATAGTTCTCCATCAATCGCTTTTGTGTAATACCGTTAGGTAGAGCTACGGTAACTACCCCAGACTTTGTTTCCATATCCCATGTTCTATCTTCTACTGCATCTTTTAAATAAGTAGTTGGAACATCAGATGATAAATCTAGGGTTGTAGTGTGCTCATCTGAACAGTGGCTACAACGAACCATTAGTTCAGTAGTTTGACCAAAAGTTACTCGTCGAACACCTAGAAGGATTGCATCTCTGTCTCCAGACAGCAATGTGTCTAAGTCATCGTTAGTAGCTTTGTTAGGTCCAATCTTTACTAAACCTCTTGCTAAAAGAACATTAAGAGCTTTGCCTGAAGAACCAGCTTTAGCCACTGCCTCTTCATCCGCTCCAGTAAGTTCTCTAACCTCTGCTGTCATGTGAAGCTCCCCATTTTGGTCAATATGACCTCCTGGAAGTTTTACTTCTGACTCTGAAGGTGCCCGCGTCTTAATGACCGCCGCGGGCTCCTCCATTGCCTGAGCTGCAAATTGTTCGATTAGCTGTGCATCTGTAATGATTTCTGCCATATTATTCTCCTTTTAGTTTTTAATGCTTTTATTATACTGGTCGGTAAGAAGGACGACCACTGCCGCCACCGCTGCTACCGCCGCTGCTACCGCTAGAACCTGTACTTGAACCCGTTGTTCCAATTCCACCTTGTGTATATGAAACTGACAAACCTTCGTGTACAACTGACATAGATTCAAAAAGAATCGCTCCGTCAGCAGCATTTAGGTCTGTGTAGTTAAGTGTAGAAATCCAAGCGTTGTGAACTTTAAAGACCATCTTTTCAACGTTCTTATCGCTTGCACCTGGACCGCTTAGGTGGTCCATTACATAGATATTAATATCTACACGGAAGCTCTTTGCGTTAGTAGCGGTACGAAGACCTTCTCCTGACACTGCGCCAAAAAGACCGCGCATCCATGTTTGAGCTTGGTCGTTACCGTAGATAACTCCACGCTGGAAAGTGATAGGTGTGAATGTGGTCATACCAGGAATCTGATGAACAGTGGTGTTGTAGCCGCCTTCACGATACTGGATAGATTGGGTATTAATGCTTAGACCAGAAATCTGGCTGAAGCCACCAATCCAACCTTCAGACTTACCTGTGGTAGGAAGCTTTGCACTGTTTTGATTAAGGATTCGCTTATCAAATACATCTTGTCCCTTATGTGGCACAAAGTCCGCGTAAAACCTAAACGAACGAAGTGGGTCAGACGCTAATGTAGAGAAGCGATTTATGATACTAGCTTGATTTGGCATTTATTGGGTCTCCTTTACGCCACAGTAACGGTGGTTCCACCGTCAAACTGACCAATTTTAATTACAATGAATTCCGCTGGACGCTGCAAAGCAACACCAACTTCAATATGCACTTCTCCATTGTCAATCAAATACTGAGGATTGTTTTCCCCATCGATTTTAATGAAGAACGCTGAGTCAGGAGTTGCGCCACGAAGGCCGCCTTCTGCCCAAAATGCTGTTAAGAACCCTTCAAGAGTTGCATCAATTCGACGCCATAGAGCTTCGTCATTTGGCTCAAAGATTGCAAATTGTGTTAGGTCTGTAAGAGACTTACGTAGGTAGATAAGTGTGCGACGTACTGGTACGTACTTATCCACGTAACCAGCCTTAAGAGTACGTGCGCCCATAACTACATAGCCGTTACCAGGTACAAACTTAATTGCATTTACTGGAGCAGCAGCTGAGTTAAGAGCGTCAAGGTTTGCATTTGTAAGCTGACGAGCAGAAACAACGCCAGCAAGACGAGCCTGCAAACCAGCAGGAGCTTTGAAAACTCCACGTACTGAATCAGTTGCAGCAATTAATCCAGCTACAGCAGCTCCAGCACCAACAGTTTTTGTTAAACCAGCTGCTGAGCCAATAGTGACTGTTGGGTCTGCAATTACTAATGCTGGGTAGTAAACAGCTGCAAGTGAAGAAGGTGTATAGGTAGCAGCAAGCGCTAGCTGTGTAGCTGGGGTGGTATCTTGACCATCGATTACTACAAACACATCTTCACGGCTAGCCGCATAGTTAATCAAAATATTTACAGTAGCTGCTGCAGTTACTCCTGGAGCGTTAAGTACCAAAGATTGTAGAACGGTATCTAAGGTAGCTGCTGCAGTTGAGTAGTCAGACCCAGCAATTGCATTTCCATTTGAACCTGATGCTAGTGCTTGGTTGGTTACTACTGCTGGGTTACGTGTAGCTCCTGTGTTACCTGAGTTAAGGTCAGTTAGTCTTACATACTGTGAGGAAGCGTTTACAGATGTAATTGCGTAACGGTTATCAGAAAGTGTCATGCTAAGGTCTGTAAAACGCTCAACAACGTTAGAGTCTGTTGTTCCACCAGCGTACACAATTAAATCAAAATAACCTGTAGTAATAGAGTTAACAATACTAACGTTTAGGTTATTTCCCCATGCACCTGGGCTGTTAGCTGCAATTGTTAATGTTGCTGACGGGCTTACAGCACGGTCATTTAATGAACGTGTTGCTAAAACTGCAGCGTTTGCTGCACGTACAATGTACGCTTGGTTTCCACCGTTTGAGAAATACATATAGACACCAAGTGGCAAGTCGTTGCTTGCTACTGAGTTCCAAGAACCAAATGCTGCAACATACTGGCTCCAAGATGTTACTAGAGTTGGAACACCAACTGGACCTCTATCAGCTGCACCAATAAAGGCAGCAACAGAGTCTGAGTTAGCTCCAACAACTGGTTGAATAGGGTTTAGTGTCTCTTCGACGTATACCCCTGGGCGTTGAAATGCCATTAGATAATCTCCTTTAAGTTAGACAGAATGAACATGTGTTACAAGATTTCGTAGACGGAAGGGATATACGAATTGTTTTGAGGAAGGTTAATAATAATTTCCTCAACAGTAGATAGCTTTTTAGCAGCTACTGATGGGGTCATTTCACTAACCACTCGTACTGTGTAAACGTTACGAAGAGTACGGCGATTACCTGTTTCACCGTCTACTGCATCACGTTTTACAAATCCATCTACGAACATAGAACGATAGCCAATTTCTGTGCCAAGTTCATTTGGCACAGCTATCTTTCCGTATTTAGATGGAAACTTATTAAACATCTGATAAAGCAAAGCTCTATCATGGCGAGGATTACGAGCGTATGTTGTTACTTGATACACAAGGTCGTAAGCAACTGGTATCTCATATACATAGGTAAACCCAGCTTCTGGAGCCACTGTTCCCCTATTATCAGTGTCGTATAGGTAGCCAGAGTTTTGGCGGTCATTTGCAGGGATTACATCAATAAGGTCAATTGTTACAAACGGGAATTCTTGTGCACGTACTTCAACATCAGGGTATCCAAACCACACCTTTACTGGGCGTTCGGCGTTTTTTTCGTCCCCTACAAGCATGCCTTGAACATGGCTTTTTAAAGCCAGGTCTTCAGCAACAATAAACGGGTTACCCATTAGAACACCTCAGCTTCCATGACGATTTGGTCTAACACTTCTCCACCTAAAATGGCTGAAGCAACACCCTCTGTGCGATACATGAACTTTCTTAACACGCTCTTAGGAGGGGTTTGAGAATTGCCGTACTCTAAATCTTGGATTCTTTTATCCATGTTTTCTGGATAATCTATATTTAAACTGCCGTTACTTAAAACAACGGAAAGGGAACGAGCCACATCAGCAGGCCATCCTGCAGCTACTGCCAGGTCTCGAAGCTCCAAAGTAAGCTCTTTGGCAGCAGACTCAGCGTAAAGAGTAGCGAGCTCTTCAGAACTATTTATGTCTTTTTGCACGAAGCTTCTTCCCTACAAGATACGATGCTAAAGCTCCAGTCCACACTATACGACTGGCAATTTCTCCAGGGATGTTTTCTGTTATCTGCTCGCGGAATTCGATATCAGACGCTTTGTCTATTTTCTTATTCTCGGGCATGACATCTCCATAGAGTTAGCAAGGTACATCGCAAGGGTGAAGCTTTGAGTCCCGCATGGACTCAGTACTAGGATAAAGCACAAAGGGGCCTTTCGGCCCCTAAGCGATTACTTCTTTTTCTCTCGTTTGTCCTCAGCCTTTTCGCCCTTCTTGCCTTCCTTGGCTTCATGGGCTTTTTCCTTGGACTTAATCTTCTTAATAATTGCATCGTCTTTCTTACGGTCTTCAGCAATTGTGGCTGGCTTCTTCTTCTTGCCGTGAGCCTTGTCAGCCTTTTCAAACTTAGCTTTCTCTTCCTTATCGGTAAGACCAGCTTTCTTAAGCAAGCGGGAGTCCATCTTCTCGTCCTTAGACTTAGTGTACTTGCCCTTCATAAATGATGGTGTAGCCATTACATGCCTTTCTTTCGTACCATAGAAGACTTCTTAGCCTTTGCAGGCGCAGCCTTCTTAGCAAACTTCTTGTTAGCGTCCTTTAGGGACTTCATTCCGTGCTTATCTTTTGGCTTACCGCAGCCGCAGGTAGCACACATTACTTCTTCTTCTTTCGTAGGGCAGCAAAGTCAGAGCCTTCTAGCTTGCCGTCTTTATCAACATCAAGTTTCTTCTGCTTTGGAGACATGCCCTTTGGAGCCGCCTTCTTAGCGACCTTCTTAGCAGCCTTCTTCTTTCCCATACATCCACATGTAGCACACATATTACTTGCTCGCTTTCTTTGGTTTGGAGACCTTCTTTTTGCCAGAACCTGCAGGAACGCAGTTCGGAACTTTCTTGCCACCTTTGTTTTTCATACCTACTTGGACGTATCCATCCCAGCAAGGGTTAGTATCTTTAGCCATATTAATCCGCAATCACCTTTGACCATAGAACAGCTATAGCATTTGCAGATGTTCCTGCAGAAGAAATAGCGTATAACTTATCACCAGCGTTTAGCCACACCTGTGTAGTAGCGGTTGACTTAGGTACCTTTAATCCAAGACTACTGCCAGAGGTAGCTATATCTATATCCCCAATATAAATAGGGTTGTTGTCATCATTAAAGATTAAAACAGCAGTGGGAGGGCACTTCTTTGGGATTTCACAGATAAGCGTAGGACTTGTTCCTACGGTGAACACATCATGAATAACAGCCATGTAGACTCCTTAGTTAGCGTACTGAGCAAATTGAGGGTCGTTGACCATCTCTTCAGGCATCAGCTGAATACATTCTACGCTGAGGATGGTAAATCTGTCAGCAACAATTCCGCGCTCTTGGATAGCATATGGGCGGTATACCTGACCACGCCAGACCACACGGTCACGGTTGTTGATATCTGGGCGGATAATAATGTTAGGTGCAAACTTCTGTACGTCTTCAATGTTGAAAGTTAGGTGCAAAGTGTCTGAGTTATAGAAACCCACTGCTGAAGTCCTAGCCTCACCTTGCTTGATGACGGCTCTTACTACTGGGACTGAGTATGGGCCAGTCCAAACCTTGCCACCTACAGAGGATGTAATATCCTGACCAACGTCATAGATGGGGTCTAGTTCTGTATTGACCGAATCAAAAACCCACCAGTCAGCATTTGTTCCTACTGGATGTTTTAGGTCTGTGTCAACGCCTTTAAGGATGGCGGTAGTCTCAAAGTCTGCGTCAAATCTACCGCCTGGCTTATGAGCTCTCATTAGACTCCCTGTTTGTAGAACTCTAGGTTACTAAGTAATCGTTCATCTGTAGGGCTAAGCTCCACTGCCTTTTGTCCAAACTCCAAAGCCTTTTCTCTTTCACCTAGCCAATACGCACATACTGCAGCTAGGTCATATGGAATATGGCCCCAGGCAAATGCTTCATTTAAATAATCTAATTGACGTTCTTTAATATTGATTGCCTTCTTACAGAGCGTGTAGCACTCTGACATGCGGCCTTTATCGTAATGGAACTGGGCTAGCTCAACATAGGCTTCACGTTTGCCAGGCTCTTCCTGCATAGCTAGCTTCCACCACTTAAGCTTCTCGTCCTCATCAATAGAGCACTTAGCTATATAACGCATAGATGCTGCACGTTCTGCTTTCCATACAGCTTTAGGTAGAGATAGGTGTCGTTCAAACTGAGCTTTAGCTTCTTCTAAGCGACCATGGAAGAACAGTTCACGAGCGTAGTAGTAGGCGTTACGGTCGTTGTGTGGGTCTTCTTCTATCGATAGTTTGAGTAGTGGAAGGTACTGACTGCGAGATTTACTGTCATCCGCCTTGTGCCACAGCCCTAGTTGAGACCAATACTCTTTTTCTTCTAAGCGGTCTGTGTATAGACACTCGTGTACAGGATGTACCCAACGGTAACCGTGACGAGCGTGAATCTTGTCACCACCAAATACTAATCCAGGAGAGCCATCTGGGTTAAAGTTCCATGTGTAGTTGTATCGAATACGGGTAGTTCCCTTAGGAGCTTTCTCTATCTCCTTACGCCAGTTTGGGGCTAAGAGCTCATCCATATCCAAAGAGATGCATATATCAATATCATCTGGGAGTAGGGCAAGAGCCGCATTTCTAGCATCATCAAACCGCCATGGTCGTACGCTTATTACATGTACGTTGATTCCTAAGGCACGTGCTTTTTCAACTGTGCCATCTATAGAACCAGTATCAGCAATCATTAGGTAGTCAGCGTCTTTGCAAGACTCATACCAGCGTTCTACAAACTGCTCTTCATTGAGGGCGATAGTGTATACGGCTATTTTCATACGCTTATTATACTCCTAAAAAAGAAAAGCCCCACCAGTCCCGTAGGACGGTGGGGAACTAATCTTAATTATTAAGCTAGTGTTGCAAACTCTAGACGACCGTAGATGGTTGTTCCACCATCTGGTGAGTAGAATACAAGAACTGACTTGTTTGTACCTGATGCAATAGTAGGGGCTGAGCCGCCATCCCAAGTAACACCATTGAAAGCCACAGCGTTAGCGCCACGGTTTGCAACTTCTACTTGCCAACGTGTTCCATATCCTGATGGCACACCAGTGAAGGTTACTGTTACAGCACCTACTGGGTTAGCAATACGGATAAATGAACCGTTTGTTGGATTGATAGATACAGCGCCTGTCTGTCCTACAAGATTTTGAAGACGGCCTGTAACCCCCACATTGATGTAGGCATCGTTAGACTGTGCCAACACCGTTGGCTGTGAGGAAATTGCCATTACTTGCTCGCTTTCTTAGCAGGTTTGTCTTCTTCTTCTTCTTCTTCTGGAGCTTCTACTGCTTTTGGTGCATCTGGGTCATCAAACCCAGCGCCATTCCAAAGAGCCTTAGCTGCTTCTGGAGTTGAAGGTGGGAACCATACGCCGTTAGCGCGGGTCCAATCACGTGATGGTTCTGGGTTCAGACCATCGATATTAACTACCTCAAATAACTGACCTAGTGCTCCTAGGTCAGCCTCTGAGTTTGCAACCATTACCTGAGTAATGATGTCGTTATCAACGAATGCGTATTTTGCCATTATCTATCTCCTTAGAGTACTGCCTTGTCGAACCAGCGAATCATAGCAAAGCCATCTGCGCCGTTTCCACCAAAGCTCTGGTATCCGAAGTACTGGCAACCGTTAAGGTCAACGTCAACGACGTCTCCAGCATCCATGTATAGGTACTCCCATGTCACATCAAAGAATGATGCTTCTGCAGGAGCTGCAAGTGTCTGCCAGTAACCAGATGTAGCACCTGTTGGTCCAAGGAAGGTAATTGTGTTAGTACCTGAGAACACGATGTCAAATGGAGGGCGGTCTTCGCGTAGGATGACGTTGCTCTGGTTCTTCCAGCGAACTGTTGGACGTACACGCTTTGGTAGACCAGTGAACTGTGCAGATGTAACACCGCCAGGAGCAGTTGTTAGACGTGCAGCCACACCAGGGAATACTAGCGCAATACGTGGAAGGATTGGGAATGACTGCCATGAAGTTGTAACCTTGGCATTACCTGTATCCTGAATAACTGTACGTAGAACGTTTGAACCGTAGAAGCCAGCCTGTGCTGAGATGTTGGTTACTGCGTTGTAAACTGGATTCCACTTAAAGAATTCAGATGTAATTGCTTCGTAGTTAACCGCTACCTGTGCAGAGTTGTGTGTAAGAAGTGTCTGTGGAGTGTTAGTCCAGTTAGAACCACCACCACCGCCACCTGCTCCAGTGTTCTGGATAGCATCAAGACCACGTGCGTAGTAATCCTGTGTAGTAGAAGCTTGGGTTGAAATCCATGTTGGAGCACCCTTACCGCCACCGTTCTGTCCCATACCAGGTGTTGCCTGTGTCTGAGAGTTAGACGCGTTCCATCCCGCACCACCACCGCCACCACCAAGTGGTAGACCTAGAGGTGAGCCTGAGTTAAGACCATTAAGTAGAACACCAGTACCACCATCGCCTGCGCGACCCATAACGTGTCCTGTACCAGTTGTAGTTGTGTGCCATACAGCAAAGCCACCTTGGTGACCACGCATAGGCCAAATCTGCTGTGAAGAACCAGCTGTTGTACGGTACTGGTCAACTGAGTTAGAGCTTGATACAGGTGTTCCGTACATAATTGCTGGTTGACCCACTGAGCCTGCGCCCGCACCGCCACCTGCAAGTGTTGTGAATGTTGAAGAACCCTGAGCTGCGTGTCCACCGTTGTTACCGCCCTGAAGACCATACTGCCAGTGACGAGAGTTAGTGTTCCAAGTACCACCACCTCCACCGCCTTCTGCAGATAGAGTTCCAAGTGAGTTAACAATTGGGGTTAGACCAGCCTGTCCTGCGTAGAAGAAGTTGACGTTATCAACCTTCTTGTATGTAGTTGCAACCGCTGCTGGCTCTAGCTGTGGAGCAAGGATGTGGTATTCAGAAACAGTACCAGTTGCAGATTGTGCACCCTGGAAGTTCAAGATACCAAACTTAGCAAAACGTGCTGCTGTAGGTGCGGCAACGCCGTTAACTGCTACACGTACTGGGTAAGTAACTGATGGCATCTGCTGTGTAGCTGTTGCTACACCAGAGATTGGAATAAAGACGTTGTTACCTTCTGTACGAAGGATTGAGTTGTAATCAGCATCGAAGTACTCAATGTACGCACGAGTTGGGCGGTACTGGTTAGCTGTACCTGTAGCAACTACGAACGCAGAACCTGAGTACTGTACTCCAGGAGTAACGCGAACAAAGCGGTGTGAAGTTTCAAGGTTTGCACCGTTTGTTGAGTTAGTCTGCATGAGCATTGACTGAGCCTCACGGTAGACTGGCATACGCCATGTAGTAGCTGTGTTACCAGCTTCAAGCTGTAGGTTGTCAATCCAGAAGTTAACTGATGGCTGCTGGAAGACGATTACAGGGTGAATAAACTGTGGTGTTGAACCCCACTGGTATGTACCGTTAGCAAGAGCTGAAGCAATAGCTGGTGTTGAGAATGTTGCTGAAAGACGGCGCCATCCGTTCTGACCAACAGTTACGTTAGAACCAAGCATCTGAACACCAGATGGGTTACCGAATGTAAGGCTTGTACCTGATAGAGGTGCGTTAGTAGCTAGAGACAAGGTTACGCTTGTTCCAACAAGGTTAGATACAACAGTGTTTGACTGAATACCAGAGCCTGTTACAGCCATACCAATCAAGATACCTGTAGCGTTATCAACAGTAATTACTGTTGCGCCGTTTGAACCTGTACCGCTAGCTGTGAAAGCTCCACCGTAGTTAGTCAATGTAGCAGGGATTGTCTGGCGTACGAAGAATCCGTTAGCCTGACCAGCATCGATTGAGTTAGTTGTACCAGAGTTAGAACCGCCAAGGTATGAAGTGCTTGAGATAGCATTCCATGAAGCTCCTGCAGAACGAATCTGGAAGAGGATTGGGGTTGATGTGCTGATATTTACGTTAGTTGAAATATAAGCAGTCATTGTATATGTCTGACCTGGGATGTAAGGAACACCCTGGAAGCTTGTAGATGTCTGGGTACCGTTAGATGTTGTGGTTGAGTTCATTGTTGAGAACTGAATCCATGTAGGTGCACCAGCAGATGTTGATGAGCTTGTACCAGCGATAAGGCCGTTGATACCAAACGCACCAGAGTAAGAAATTGTTACTGTCTGATTAGTCTGGTTTGAAGTTGCTGCAGCAGATACTGTAATTGACGTTAAGCTATCAACGCTAAGAACAACTGTACCTGAAGCAAACATGTTACCAACAATGTACATGTTTGGATAAATATTAAGAGTAGAGTCTACTGTAACTGTTGTTGAGTTAAGTACAGTGCTAATTACCTTGCTGTATCCACCAACCATTTCTGGAAGCTTTGTAGGAACACCAGCGTTTGTGATTGAGAATGAAGACAACGCAGTACCATACTGACGAATATAGTTGTTAGTAAGGATAGCTGCTTCTTCAAGCTGCGCTACTTCTGGCTGCATGATGTTGTTAGAAAGATTTGTAAAGTATGGGCTACCAGCAGTGTTACCTGTCTGTGGGTTAGTTGTAATGTCTGAACCCGCAGAAGATATGTTGTAGAAGTATACGTTAGATGGACGAACTACTGTTGAGCCCTGTCCAATACCTACAACTGTTGCCACAGTACCTGTGTTAGCTACAGAAAGAGTAACGGTGTTTCCTGAGATAGAAACAATCTGAGCGTTAGTACCAAGGTTAGTACCTGTCACAAACTGACCAGTCGCTAGACCAGATGCGTTTGGATATACAGTAATAGCAGACTGACCTGAGATACCTGTTGCTGAACGGTAGTAGGTTGCTGCATCCCATGAGTTAATGTTGTAATCAAAATCAGAGTTAACTAAGAGGTTAGCGATTGTAATGTTACCGAATACGGTAGCAGAACCGTTACCACCAGGAAGTGTGTTAGTTGTATCAGCAGCGCCGTTAATAGCACCCTGACCACCCTGTCCACCTGCACCGATTGTTACGTTGTAAGTTGTAAGAGGTGTGACAGAAAGGTTCTTTACGATTACCTGTCCACCAGCGCCACCGCCACCAGCGATATCTTGTGAACCGCCGCCGCCTCCGCCGCCTGCTCCTACGAGAATAATTTGTGCGCTTGTTACGCCCGCAGGCGCAGTCCAGGTACCACTGGCTGTAAAAGTGGCCTCATTGATGAACAAGCGACCCGAATTGTCATTCGGGAAGACGATAAAGTCTTTACTTGAGGAAATTGCCATTGATAGTTACCTGTCCTTTTCTTAATTAAGAAATCAATACGCCAGAGATTAAGAAGTCAACAGCTGACGCCTGGTCTGCTGTTACTGTAATCGTCTCCGCTGCGTTTAATACGGTGCGAGCATCAAAGTTTACAGTACCGTTTGCTGGAACCTGTAGACCTGTGCAAAATGAAACTCCTCCAGTAAGGACTGTTACCGTACGGGTAGCAGCGGTCTTGTTTGAAAGAATGATGTTAGTGATGATTGCTGTGTTAGAAGCTGGGATTGTATAGGCACTTGCATCTGAAGTACCAGCTGTACCCGCTCTAAATCGTGTTACTGTTGTTGGCATTACGCTAGTACTCCTATATACGCTAGATTGGTTAGATTAGCTGCTTCTGCTTGAATAGCCGCTACCTTGTTATTTCCCGCAGTGTTGACTGCAGAAACCTGTGTTGTGCCTGCGGTATTAACAGCAGTAACCTGTGTTGTACCAGCAGTAGTGATTGCTGTTACGCGGTCAGCGGTTGCAGCAACAATGTCATTGACGCCCAGAAGGGTGCCTAAAGTTTCAAGTGTCTTTGCGACGTAGATTAGCTCTTGTGCTGTATAGGTACTAGCTGCAAGGCTGGTTGTGATTTCCGATTTAACGGAATCAATCTGCGTAGCTAAGGATGTATAATCAGGCATTCTATATTTACCTACCTTCCGAGGTTATTAAAAGTATAGCGTTTTTTAAAAAAGGGGCACTGTAAACCTTTAACATTATGCCTGTGCCTCAATCCATGAGATACGAGCTGAAATGTTGGCGGTTGCAGCTCCGATATTGGTCGCTGTTAGGACCAAAACGTCTGGGCCGTTAGGGTATGAAGGGCTTGAGACGTTTCCATCGCCAGAGATAATTGAGTTACCAAGGTCGCGGACGGTACGAAGGTCGTAGTTAGAGACGTTGTAGTTAGTACCACCACCGCCGTTTTCAGTAAAGAATGAGGCTACAGAGTCTCCACCAAGGACACGTCCAGAGGCTGCCTGAACGTTACCCGCTCCAGGACCTGAGTTATCAAAGTAGATAACCTGAGCCAAAGAACCAGAACCAACAAGGTCACGGCTCCAGTCATCAGGAAGTCCGATAAAGCCCGAACGTGGGGTGAAGGTAATGGTTCCAGATACTGTTCCACTGTTAGGAACAGATAGGCTGATGATGTTAGCTGTTACAGAGGAAATCTGAGCTCCAGCGCCAATACCAGTTCCTGATACCAACATACCTGGGATGATACCTGTAGTACCAGTTGTATCAGCAATAGTGATAGTAATCTGACCAGAAGTACCAGTTACGGATGAACGGGTAGTTGTAAGGTTAGCTGGTGTGTAGGAGTTGTAAAGAATCTGTGCAGGGTTAAGAACTCCATCAATACGGAACTGTCCGTTTGTAGAAACACCGATAGAGTTAAGCTGAAGCTGCATGCGGTTAGCAAGCTCTCGAATACCAAAGTTACGAGCAATAGCGTTGTCTACCGATGGTGCCAAACGAATAGCAATCAGTGGGCGAGTAACACCAGGTGCCACATTAAGAAGCTTTGTCATACCACCAGTAAAGATGAAGTTAGCATCGTTATCAAAACGACCATCCATGATTACTGAAGAACCCCAGTGGCTGATGATAGGTGCGCAGTTTTGAGTAATAGACTGAACTGCAACCTGAGCATCTCCACCAACACCTGTAATAGATGAGTCTGGAGTAAATGTTACTGGAGTTGTAGTTCCAGAGTAAGTGAACGGTAGGTCTGGGTAAACCTGTGTAATAGACGCACGACGTTGCGCAAGATTAATCCTGTATCCGCCAGGTGCTGCATTGAATGCATCGATAGATGTATATCGCATAATTTCACAGTTCACTGCATCACGAACATAAATGAAGCCAGCAGGTGGGAACGCGCTAGCGTCTTCTACCCATAAGCTTAGGTCGTTAGGAGCAAGCTGAGCGCCAAGAGTTCCAGCAGCACCAGCAATCATCTTAGTAAAGATTGATGGGTCATTAGAAACCTCGTAGCGAGCAGGCAAGTTACCAGAGCGCTGGTATGCGCTGTTGTTAACGTTGTTCTGTGGCATACGGTGGCACCAGTAAATTTTTCCATTAGGACCACGCATACCGAAGCGGATAGTTCCAGCACCGTACCATGTGTAGTCGATGTAAATCATCTGCATACGACCCATGTCAAGCTTGTAACCTGAAGCGCCTGTACCATCAAACTTATCTTCGTTCCAAAGTTCTTGAGGGAATCGGTCAGACTGTGTAAGTAGGTAACGAGTACGAGTACCAGTAGCTCCGCGATAAGCAGGGGAGATATTCATAGAGGTTGCGCTGTTGATTGAAACAATCTTGTAAGAAGCACCCTTGATAACAATAGACTGACCCACTGTTAACTGCTTACGGAACTGAGTATTTAATCCAGTAACAAAGCTTGAATTCTTAGTTACGTTTACGCGACCAATACCCTCTTTTTCTGAATGTCGACGGCAAGCATAAATTTTCTGACCATCGTACTCAAAGTAGAAACCGTTCTGGTCATCATACATACCAGCACGTGTAACAGCGCCATACCACTTACGAGCATGGATGTAGACGTTAGTTCCTGCTGGGTTCCAGTCTACTGCAGGTAGTGCCTGTGTAAGAGTTACTGCGTACTCAAATGTATTAACGTCAATAATGCGAGTAACAGTAATATCATCGCCATTAAATGGGTTGTAAGCAAAGCGTGTTTTAACGCCTTCAATATCAATTTTCACGCCTGCCTGCATACCGTGGTCTTGTACAGTTTTAACTGTAACAATTGCTGGACCAACAGAACCACCATTGATAAATAGCTGCTCTACATCGTATACAGGAGTTAGCTGTGCACCTGTTGAAAACTGCATTCCCTTACCTGACTGGTAACGGAAGTAACGGCGGGTTTGACGAATAACTTGAGAACCCATTGAGTTAGTTGCAGTAGAAATAGAAACACCGCCGTCATATGGACGGTGTACAACGTATGAGTCGCCCTTAGTAAAGATAAGAGCTGTAGTAGGGACTGATACAGCGGACTGCTGACGAGACAATTGGAATTCCAAGCTTGTCTGTGTAGCAACTTTAGTTACCTGCCAGTTACCATCAATACTGTTAGTACCAGAAACAACGATAAGGTTTCCTGGAAATACTCCGTGTGGCTGGTCAAAGATAACTGTTACTGTTGATACTGGTGCAGCACCATCTGTAGTTGCTCTCCAACGATTAAGCGTGTTAACACCGCCAATTGGGAAGTTACCGCCAGGGATGTGAGCTCCATCAAAGATATCTCCACCGTAGATAGATGTAAGACTTCCAGATTGAATATCACCAGATACAGCTCCACGAGCTGTGTACTGGAAAGTGGTTGTTGAAGGAACAGCTGTTACAAGAGAGGTACCTTCTGCAAGATAGTTAAGTGTTTCCTGAACAGAAACAATCTGACCTGCAGATAGACCGTGAGGAAGAGCTGTTGTTACTGTAATAGTTGAACGAGGGCGAATACCATCACCAGTTACTGTAAGAACATCAAATGAGTTACCACCAGTACCCTTTGCAAAGAATGAAGGGTAGCCATTAGCTAAGAATAAAGACTCCCACTTAGATGGCTGTACTGAGTATTCAAAGTCAGTATCCATAAGAGACTGTGGAGTTGAGGTACGAAGCTTTTGTGCTCCGTCAATAAATGTATCTTCAAAAGTTACTTTTTGCTCTTCGTCATCAAGAATAATCTGTAGAACGTCACCAGATGTCATGCCTGTGGTGTCACAGCCAGAGCCTGTCAAAGTGATGACCGTCTTATAAACGGTTTCAGCAGTAGTGTTTGAAATACTGTAAGTTGGGTAAATGTAAGAGACTGTTGCTGTTAATGTTGGGTCAGAGAAGTTAAATAGTACTTTGTTAAAGATTGAGTTAACAATAAGGAAGATGTGCTTCTCTTGGATATAACGATTAATAGTGATTGTTTTAAGAGTCGGATTAAATACATACGCCTCTGGAGCAATATTACGTGCCATTCACTTACCTTCCTAAATTAACGCTATCGGTGGAATAACGGTTGATGTAACTGTTGTTGTTCTGGTCTGAGAGTAACGAGGAAAAAATAGTCCTAGCTCTAATTGAGCATCCATAACTAATTCTTCACCACGTCCACCATCACCAGCTGGTCCTGCAACACCTGTAGGTCCACGAAGTCCTGTTGGTCCCGCAACGCCATCTACACCAGCGGGTCCAGTAGCGCCGTTTGCACCAGCAACACCTGCAGGTCCAGTTGGACCTTGAATACCACTGGCATATACTAACGCATTCCAAAGCTGTGTACCGTTGCCAATTTTAAATTTTCCAGTGTCTAGTTCAAGACCAAGCTCACCTTCTGCAAGCAGAGGGTTTGTTGTTGACCATTGCGACGCTGTTCCGCGACGTAACTGTACTTTAATTGCCATTACTGAATGACTCCTCCGCTGTCGATAACATCAACTCCACCATAGTTAGTAGTTGGAGTCCCAGCATCTACGTTAAGTAGTGTAGTGCCTGTAGGGCCTGTTGGACCCAGTAAACCTTGATTTCCTGTAGGACCAGTTGGTCCTTGAATACCTGTAGGTCCTAATGGGCCTTGTAAACCAGTTAAACCTTGCGGTCCTGTAGGACCTGTATTACCAATAGTTGCAGCAACAAGAGCTAACCAGTTTGCTGGGTCTTCTAAAGGTGTGATTCCAGGAGTTGAAGCGTTGTTTCTACGAACATAAGTTCCCTTTAATGTAGGGGTGTCGTAGAAGACTGCTTGACCTGGAGAATAAGTAATACCTTGCTGCCAAGTTCCAATAATTGTAAATGGAGCCGCACCTGTAGAACCTGTGGCACCAGTTGCACCTGTGGCACCAGTTAAACCAATAACACCTTGTGCACCTGTTGGTCCTTGTGGACCAATTACACCAGTAGGTCCTTGAACAGTTCCAGCATTGACCCACTGAACACCCTGCCAAACATAAAGCTGTCCAGCAATAAGATAGCCATCACCAGTAACACCTGTTGGAACCGCTGATAGAAGTTCAGCAAAAGTATTGAATGTTCCCTTGATTTGAAGACCAACACCTTGAGGTCCTGTAGGTCCAGGAACTGTTGATGCAGCTCCAGTAGCACCTGTAGGACCTACAACACCTTGAATACCTTGTGCGCCAGTTGCTCCTGTAGGACCAACCGCACCTGTAGGGCCGACTGGACCTTGGACACCTTGAACACCTTGTGTACCTTGATTACCCTGAGCACCTGTTGGACCAAGTAAACCTTGTGCTCCTTGAGCACCTGTAGCACCTGTAGGTCCTTGAATAAACCCAGCGTTAATCCATGAAGAACCGCCCCATACAAAGAGGTTTCCGTTTACAAGGTAACCATCTCCAACAGCACCAAATGGTTGAGCTGAGGTAAGTTCTGCAAAACTGTTGTAAGTTCCAAGTACATAAATAGATGCACCAGCAGCACCAGTCGCACCTGTAGGTCCAACAGCACCAGTAGCACCTGCAGTACCCACAGCACCTGGAGTACCAGTAGAACCTGCAATACCTTGTGGACCTTGTGGACCTGTTGCTCCTTGAGCACCAGGAAGACCTGGAATACCCTGGGAACCAGTATTTCCTTGTGGACCAGTTGCACCAACTGCGCCTGTAGGACCAACAGCTCCTTGTGGACCTGTTGGGCCAGCTACTGTAGAAGCAGCACCTGTTGCACCAGTTGGACCCGTTGCACCCTGTGGACCAGCAGCTGTTAGAGTAAAGACTGCATTTAAATTAGAATTGTCTTGAGAAACAACATATAAAGTAGCTGGGCCTGTAAATGGAACATCCCAGAAGATAGTTCCAGATTCAATACCTAGGTTAGTAAAGCCAGTTGTGTATTGAGTACCAGCGTTATACGCACCTTGTGTAGTCTGTACTCTAAATCTATTTCCAACTGTATTAATAGTTAAACGATAACGAAGACCACGGATAACAGTGATAGTTGGATTTGTTAATCCGTTGATTACATAATTAGGTGTGGAGTCTGCGGTTACTGTTAAATCAATACCGCCAGATGTACCAGCAGGTCCTGTGGGTCCTACGACTGTTGAAGCCGCGCCTGTAGGTCCTGTTGGACCAGTGTCACCAACAGCACCGATACCACCAACTTCACCAGTTGCTGCAAAAACCCAACCGCTGTAAATCCCGTTAAAGTCTCCACCTTGACCGTTGTCAGCAATTATAGTGAGGGTAAGTCCACCATTACTTACTGTTGCACGACCTTCAAGAAATATACCTGAGTTAGATTGAAGAACTGCACGTACTCTCATGCCTGATATAAAAGCGTGGTCAGCGCTAGATAAAGTGAAAACTTTACTACCAAGAGTATAAGAAAGAGCGGTTACAGAAGTTACGTTTCCATAACCAACACCACGAGGTCCTTGACCACCTGTAGGTCCAAGAAGACCAATAGGACCAGTAGGACCTTGTAAACCTGAAATACCTTGAGGACCTGCAGCACCAGTGTCACCCTTAGGACCAGCTAAACCTGTAGGTCCTTGTGCTCCAGTAGCACCCGTAGCACCTTGTGCACCTTGTGGTCCAAGAGGACCAAGCGCTCCTTGAGGTCCTGTTGCACCTGTAGGACCAGTACTACCAGTTGCACCAGTAGGGCCTTCTAAGTTTCCAACGTTCTTCCATGCTGAAGTAACGGTATCCCAAATAACTAAATTACCGTTAGCAAGTAACCAAGCGTCACCAGCTGTACCTGTTGGACGTGCAGCTTGCAATGCTGCAAGTGTTGCGTACTCTCCAAGAAGATTTAAACCTTGACCAGGGGCACCAGTAGGGCCTGTAGTTCCAGCTAAACCAGATACACCTTGTGGACCAGTAGGACCAGTTACACCAGCGTTACCTTGATTACCTTGTGGGCCTGTTGCACCTGTAAGTCCAGTAGGACCAGTTGCTCCTGTTGCGCCAGCAGGTAGTGGAAGTGTGTCAAATACCCAAGCATTGTTACTGCGACGATAGACGCGAATATTTGCAGTATCACCTGTGATGCGTACAAACGCCCACTGATTAGGTGTTGGGGTTGGGTACGCAGTTGTTAAAGCTGTAAGAGTTGCAAAGGTACCAAGGAACTGTGAAAAATCTCCTTGTGGACCTGTAGGGCCTGTTGCTCCAGTAGGGCCAGTAGGGCCGTTTAAAATACCTGTAGGACCCGTTGGGGTAGGGAACCAGTTGCCATTATCTGGCGGAACAATAATTATATCTGCCACGTTAATCCACCGATACCTGTTGGGTTACGAACACTTGACCTCGCAAAAATGTCTTTTGGAATGTTGCATCTGTAGTAGATGTAGCCTGCAAATCCCAGAATAGTCGCACTGGTAGATATTTAGTAGCGGACTGAGTAAGCGTAATTCTTATACGTCCAGTTGCGGCGTCTATAATTGTAACAGTAAAGGACGCATATCTAGCGGGTGAATTAGGGTAGGTTCTAAGCTCTGATTTAAATACCAATCCAGTAACAGATGCTCCTAGAACAAAGTCTTGGCTAAAGCTGTCACCCTGATATAGAACTAAATCGTATGCCTGAACTGTAGTTGGGAATACTTGGCGTCCATTTAAATCGTTTGGTAGATACACACGTTCTGGTTTACGTGAGTCGTCAATCTCCTGTGCCATATAGATAGGAACAAGCTTATTGGTGTGACGAGAAACGCGACGTAGGGTACCCATTTGAATACGCCATAGGCCAATATTGAGAGCAGAGCAAAGCTGCTTATATTGTTCTTGACGCTGTTGAATCATTGAAGTCAATTGCTGCCAGCGCTGGCTACGTGGGATTACCACTCCATCTGGGGCAGTGATGTTAATATCAAAAGATGCGTCAGTAGCTAGGGCCCATAGAGCTTCAATAGTTGAAAGGATAGCTACTGGATACTCTTCAACTGCTGGGATAGCACCGATTGACATTCTGCTTCCGTAAGCGTCTGTGCGTTCATGTAAGTGCTGACCCACCGCTGTATCAATAAAGCGCTCAATGTCAGAGTCAGAAAAATAACGGTAAGCAGTACCGTGGACTGTAAGTAGTGACCCGTCAGCGATTGGATTTTGAAAACGAATGATTCCCTGGTCTACCTCTAGCTTGTAGCCAGTAGGTGCTGGAATGTACTCTTCGGTAACCGTGACTGTAAGGGTAAATGCGTCAATAGGCTTATTGTTTAAATAAAACTCTTTTGTTACACCATCTCCAAGTGCAGTAAAAGTAAACTCTTTACCTTGGTCCCCAAGTTCTAGGCGAACGCGAGATACCAAATCCGATAAGAGGGCCACTCATTTACTCCTAACGCTACTGATACATGGTGTCAGTAAATGGACAAAAAATCCGTACAAACGAAAAAGCGGGCATCAATGTGCCCGCTAATCCGCCAAAATTAATGCTAGATAACGCCAGCTAAATAACCTTTTTCTTCAAGGTGCTGGGCTACTTGCTTGTCAACCTTGTACTTCTGTCCTGCTTTGAAGTTATAGAAGTTGCCAGCACCTAGGGTCATGTTTTCGATATCCTCGACAACACGGATGACAACTGTGTCATCTCCCTTGCTTACAACTGTAGCTTCATCAACGATTACTGTTGCCCGATTAGGGGTAGTAGCGTCTAGGACCTCGGTCTCAAGTTTAATCTGAGCGTTGGCGGTAGCCATTGACATTTCTGATGAACGAGACTGCAATGCTTCTGCATTATCAGAAATCTGCGCTTCACGAGCGCGACCTGTGACATCAGATGGTTTTACTTTACTTGCCATTTATATTCTCCTAATTATTGTCTGTTAAAGTGGGGGAGGGCCGTAGCCCTCCCCCATTAGCACATTAGTGCTTAGTTGGTTTCTGCAATGATTACAGACTGGTCAGTGATTAGACCAAGACCGAAGATTGAGTACCAAGCAAGAGCATGCTCACGACCGAAGTCAAGAATACCGCCATCGCGGAGTTCAACTGGAAGAGAGATTGCGTGACCGAATGCGTTATCTCCAATGAAGATAGCTGCGTAGCGGTCTGAACCACCGTTACCTGTCTTTGTAGCAGGAGTGATGTAGCCACCACCAGCTGTTACAGTTGGGTTAGCAACAGTTGTGTCAGTTGTGTAAGAAGTACCAGCACCGCCAGCAACCTTGAGAACCTGTGTGGTCTCAATGAATACTGTGTCGTACAAACGACCGATTTCACCAAGCATGAAGTTACCTGGAGCTGCGTACTTGGTTACTTCGATGAATTCTGGATTGTCACGTAGCTTACGTGACTGGTGTGGGTGAACGAAAGCAACATATGTCTCACCAAGGCGAGGGATGTTCTTTGTTGCTAGGGTCTCTACTGCGTCCTTGACTGTGTGTGGTGTCAAGTAGTAGGTACCTGTCATAGCTGCACGAGATGAAGCTGTTGTTCCATCTGCGTACCAGTTGTTTACAGCTGTGAGTGATGAGCGGTCTTCACCGTAGATTGTTGAAGTCGCTGCATATAGTGTGTCGCGTGATAGCTGGTCAAGATAGATAGCCATGTTACGACCAAGAAGACGTGAGGCTGAAGCCATTACGTCATCGAATGAAGCATTAAGCAATAGCTCTGATACAGCAAGAGCATAACCATGCTCTGTTACTGTGATTGAGAACTGCTGTGCTGTAAGTGCGTTTGTCTGCATACGAACACCTTCAACTAGGCTGTTTGCAAAGCCGAGGTTGTTGTAACGCATGAAGTTAATCTGTAGACCAGGTGCAACACCAAGTTCAGTCTTCTTGACTGCGAACTGCTCAAAGCGAAGGATAGGCATAGCCTGGAAAAGGATTTCCTTAGACCAGATTGTCTGAATCGCTTGAGTCAACTGTGTGTTTGTACCTGAGTACGCTGTTGGGGCTGCGGCTAGATTGCCAGTACCCGTAATACCAGATGCCATTTTAGTTGTTTACTCCTTGTTGGTTGGATTTGGGATTGTGGGATTTACCCGAACAAGCCGCGAGACTTACCTCGAGCTGTAGCGCCCAAGATTTTCTCTCTGTATTTTGCATAATCATTCATCGACATTGACTGAATATCTTCAGCCGTTAACGAGCGTTGGTCCATATTGGTGTCCATTTGTCCGAGCGGGGGCGTGGTTACCCTTGTCCCCGTCATTTCTTTCCGTGCATTCTGCATAGCAGACTGCGCCGATTCAAGAATCTTTGCGGAACGTTCCTTCAAGCCTGCAATACTTGCGTCAACTTCTTCAGGGGTATTGCCACTGATTAGGTCTAACAGTTCAGGAATAATAGCTTCACGTTCTGCGTCTACACGTTGTGAACGGTAGTTCTGTAGGTCAGCAAAAGACTTTTCGCGTTCCAGTAGAGCGAAGGCACGTTCACGTTCTTGACGCTCACGCTCCAACTGCTCCTGCCACTCTGTTTCCTTGGTCTTAAGCAAGGTACGAACATCCATGTCACTTTCAAGAGCTTCCTGCTCAGCCTTAGCTTTCGCTTCTGCATCTGCAGCACGTGCAGCAAGTTCTGCTTCACGCTCTTTCTTAATGCCATCTAGTTCTTCCTTCAGTTTATCAATCTGAGGGTAGAGTTTTTCTTTTTCTTGGCTACGTACACGAGCCAAGTCATCTTCCGTATAAAACTTGGAAGTTGCCTTAGTAGTAAGTGCGTCAGCGACAACTGCGTTGTCTGAAGACTCAGCTACAACTGGAACAACTCCTGCTTCGACCGCAAAGGCCTCCGCATTAACTTCTGCTGTATCCATAAAGATTCCTTTTTCTCCTAGAGGTCGTTTTCCGAATGCCATTACTGGCGTAACACATATGACCGAACGTTGTATATATTTTCTTGCTTAACACAAAAAATGTCAGCGTAAACGCTTATTTTTCGTATTCTTCTGGTACACGTCTCTGTGGGAGAACGGTGCCATAAGCTTCAGTTACCAACTTGTTACGTAGGTCTGCTTCGCCCATATTGGCGGCACCTAGCGCTTCATCCATTGTTGGTGGTAGTACTGCTGGGGCTCCAGGAGCACCAGCTGCACTAGGGGCGCCAGGAGCGCCTCCAGTTTCAGGGTTAGGCATAGTGCCTGTAAGTTCAGCAATTTCTTGCTCAATCTGAGTCTGTAGGAGCTTAAGGGCTCCATCAGCAACTGCATCGTCCATAAGTTCTTGACGGATTTCATTAAGCTTCTCTGTAGGGAACTCTTCACCAAGGGTACGAAGAGCACCTTCCTTAGACTCCAACCCTAGTGAAAGCATAGATTGAACTTCGTTAAGGGCAATCAACTTGTCTAGTGGAAGTGGCTGTGGGAAATGTACGTAAGTTAAATAGGTAAGTGGGTCATTAGGGTCTAGACGGTCGACCTGACCCTTCTTAAGCTTTGTATTAGTTGTTGGGTCCCAAATAAAGCTTTCTGGCTCCTTGACCGCAAGGCTGCGTAGGATAAGCTGATTAACAAGCTCTAGTCCACGTGCGTACTGAACAATCTTCTGGTGGTAGCGGTTCATCAAAGGCTGGAACTGGATAGATAGCGCTACGCCAGATGTATTAGAGATTGGCTGTGCTTGACCAAGGGCGGTCTCAGGAACACCAATCATTTCGTGCATAGACTTCTTAAGCATTGATAGGAAGTCCATAGCTCCCTTAAGTCCTTGTGCACCGCCTTCTAGGTTTTCTACCCTCGCGTCTTTCGGTAGACCGCCCCAGACTTTGTTAGCGCCCTTTTCCAATTGTGAAGCTTTGGCACCAATGATGACTGTGACGGGAGCAGCATGATAATTAACGATGTCAGCGATGTCAGTAGCAGTCTCGTTATAAGTACGGTTAATATTAATAATGTCATGACCGTCGCTAAGACCCCAAGGGCTACCACTAACGCGAACATTTGGAATATGAACAATGGGAATAGTACCAAGCGGGTTAGGGCGAGAATCAATAAGTTCATCGTTGATGTATTCCTCAATCACATCTTCTGTAAGAATTTCAGTGTAAGTAAATACCTGACGAGTACCTTCTAGTGATGTGCCCCAGAAACGATACTTTAACTTAAAGCGTATAAGGCGCTCGCGGTCATGTGGGTGAAACTCTGGAAAACAAAAAGCAGCATTAAGGGGAAGAATGCGAACACGTCCAGGGTGCGCCATACCTGATGGGTCAACCCATGCTTCTTCATAAGCTACCTTAATAAAGCAATCGCCAGAGACCGAACCTTGCTGGCCCATCTCCCATAAAATTGTTGCTTTGTTGTTATCTACTTCCCACACTCTTTCAAGTAGGTCAGGAACAATAGCTTCGGTCTCCTTTGGTGAGCGGAAGTTAACGCCCTTACCAAAAGTAAAGTTAATAATAAAATCTGTAAAAGCACGGTAGTAGTTAAGTACTAGCTGTGCATCACCCACCTGGCGACGATATGAGTAGTGGTGACCAAGGTACATAGCCCAGTTAAGGGAGTAGCGATTTAGACGAGGACCGTGAACTTCAAATTCTTCATCAGCCAATTCCACTAAACCTAGTGGAGAAATGGAGATAGTTAGGTCGCTAGACGCCGCCCTATAAGAGGGGGGAGAAAAATCAATACCGCTCAACTATTCCACCTTTTTCTTACATATAGACAAAGACTACCACAATTAAATAAGGTTAGCGAATACGCTCGCCGCGGATATTGGCCTTGCCAACTTTTTTAACAACCTTCTTTTTTTGCTGCTCTTCTTTTTTTTCTATCTCTTCGTGTGCGTAATCTCGAAAACGTGGGTCTACTTCTCTTTTAGAGTTGACGTATTGACCACCCATTTGATTGTATTTAGCATGAATCCAGTGACCACGGGCAGGTGAGTTTTTAGAGAACTTTGCTCCCGCTTGAGCGGTAATCATGTTCCAAAGTTTAGGATTTGCGGCTACGCGCTCTTCCGTCTTTTTTACTTCTTTACCTGAGATAAGTGCCATTGTTAATCCTTAGAAATGAGGAACCTACCCCCGCAGCTTTTCAAATATGCTGAACGGGGGTAGGAAACCTAATTAATCGTTTACTACTGCTGGGTTAGATGCTTTTTGGTTTGCACCGCTGCGAATTACGCGCTCAATGCGGTTATCTCCATGGTCAGCAAATCCGCCTGCTGAAAAATCAGTAAGGCTTGCTGGTGCTTCTACCCATGCTGCAGAACCAACGTGTGCGCGTTCACGCATTGTTTCTTCTGCTGTCTTTGTGTGAACAGGCTTGTTACGGTTTGGACGACCTGGTGCAGGTTCGTATCCATGCATTGCACCGTTAGTGAATTCGCTAGGAATGTCAGTATCAGTTGCAAGACCTTCTTCAAAACGTAGTGGGCCACGTTGTCCTGGTGTTGCAGAAGCCATCTTACGGTCGTAAGTGGTTCCTGGCTTTTCAGGGAACTTAGGTGTTGGGGCAATTGCCATTTTTTATACTCCTTATAAGGGTTGAGGACCTCGTGTAAAAGTGTCCTACTTATTGGTCGTAAAGTCAGGCTAAACGGGTAACTACCTACTGAAGAACGGGGAGGTAGATACTTCAACCGAAGGCATAGTCATATCTAAAGTTAAAGATACGGCTATTGCAAGGCTGTCCGCATAGTCATCGTGGGCATGCGCCTCATCTGGCGCATGAGCAAGGAAGTTAGGTCCTGTGAACTTAGTTTCCAAGTCTGTCATTTGTTGGTAGAAACGCTTCCAGGTCCGTAGTCGCCTTGTCTTTGCGTGTGCAGGCCAACCAACTAATCTGCGGTCAATTAAAGCCTTAAGGTGTTTCCAACGCTTTGATTGCTCTGGTTGACTACTTCCTATGGAATGTACTTCTGCTCTTGGGAGGAGGAGTTTGAGTCTTTGTGCAACCGCATCACCCACGCCGTTAGCGTCAACGCCAACAGCAAGTACGTCGTAACTCCCCAAGAAATTAACGATTTGAAAGTATTGGTCTTCCCAGTCATCACCTTGTAACTCCAGCCAGTTTAAAATTCTATGGTCAAAATATCCAAACTCATCAGGCCTATCCCAGTCAACCCAAACAACCGTGACAACTGTGGAGTCCATCTTACGAGCAGGGTCAATACCTACTACAACTGGGGAACGGTGCCAAGCCTTAACGGTTTCTTGAGATGTGTCTCCAAGCTCATCCATCATAGCTGAGGTTACGAACATACCTCGTTCCAGCAACCACTTACAGCAGTAGGACATCTGGAACTCATCTGAGTCTTCGCCAATACGCAGCATTTCTTTTTTAATGAACTTTGCGTAGTTAGCGTTGCACTTACTTACATCTCTGTAATCCCACTCAAAGTGGTTAGTGCGAATTCCTCTACCTGTCTGTCTACGCTTATTGAGTTGGATAGAACGATAGAAGTTGTTTTTATGCGTAGTAGGAGTTCCAGTCTTAACCATGGTTCCTGAGTAGTACGCAAGCATAGGAGAGATAGACTTAGATACCACGAAGTCATCTGCTTCTTGACACTCGTCAATAACAATAAGGTGGAAAGACTTAGATTCAATCTTTGCACGTGGGTTAGCTGTCATCATCATAAGGCTACTGCCAG